CAAGCGTACCCCCCCTGTCTTTTCTGCCTATCTCTCTCCGACACAGTCGGTTTTACACCAAGACAGTCCGTTTACCGCCCGACCAGTCCAGAATTAAGCCGATGCCAGCCAAGAGATCCAAAGCCCTACGAGGGGCAACGAAGCCGAGGCTTCAATCAATACCTCTTAAGGGCAAGAATAAGCTGCAAGATGTAAAGGATCTATGCGAGATAATCGGCATGCCTTTATTGCCGTGGCAGGAGTATGTTCTTAAGGACATGCTGACCGTTGATAAAAATGACATGTGGGTGCGAAGGGTAAATTTATGCTTGGCAGCCCGCCAGAATGGAAAGACTCACCTAGTTAGAATGTTGATACTAGGACACCTTCTCAAGTGGGATAGCCGTAATATTCTTATTATGTCCTCGAATAGATCGATGGCACTCGACACCTTCCGACAAGTAGCTCAAGTATTGGAGAGTAATGACCACCTCAAAGGCTTCGTTAAACAGATTAGGTACGCCAACGGTACAGAGTCTATTGAAATGCTTGACGGCAGAAGGCTTGATGTTGTTGCAGCAACTCGAGATGGATCTAGAGGCAGAACTGCCGACTTTCTCTTTATTGACGAGCTCCGAGAAATCAATGAGGAAGGATTTCGAGCCGCTATGCCTACGACTAGAGCTCGCCCAAATTCTCAGACGCTTCTTACCTCAAATGCAGGAGACGCTTTCTCTGTTGTCCTCAATGGAATGCGAGAACGAGCTCTAGAGAACCCACCTAAGAGTTTTGGGTTTTATGAATACTCAGCACCACAATACTGCAAGATAACAGATCGACAAGGCTGGGCTCAAGCGAATCCAGCTCTCGGATATACGATAAGTGAGGAAGCACTTGAAGAAGCTGTTGCGACGAGCCCTATTGAAAATACTAGAACTGAGTTGCTCTGCCAATGGATCGACTCTCTCAGCTCTCCTTGGGCTCACGGAGTCCTTGAGGATACTTCCGACTCCACGCTCCAGATTGCGCCAGGCGGTTATACAGTCTTTGCTTTCGATGTCAGTCCGTCTCGCCGTAATGCAAGCCTCGTTGCTGGAACTATTTTACCTTCGGGTAAAATTGGAGTGGGAATACTCCAGACTTGGGAAAGCCAAGTAAGCGTTGATGATCTAAAGATTGCGGCTGAGATTAAAGGCTGGGCTGACCAGTACAGACCGCGGCAAATATGCTTTGACAAGTACACCAGCCAATCTATAGCAGACCGCCTTGCTAACGCTGGTCAGATGGTTGTCGATATATCCGGTGCTGCCTTTTACCAAGCCTGTACCGATCTAAATGATGCTCTTAATGCTCACCGCCTAGTTCATGCCGGTCAAGAGAACTGGATTCAGCAGATGAACAATTGCGCAGCTAAAACCAACGATAGTAGTTGGAGAATTGTAAAACGCAAGAGCGCCGGCGATGTATCGGGTGCTATCTCAACAGCGATGGTTGTACACATGCTAAATAAACCACAACAGGTAGCGGCTATTTACTCGGAATGACCTACATGTAGTGTATAATTGACCGCTATGGGTCTCTTCTCGCGTAAGCCGCAAATTCTTGAAGCTCAAGCCGCTCCTCATATTATGGGCGACAATCTAAATTCAATTTACAGCTTTACCTTCCCAGTAATTTCTCGCCGCGATGCCATGAGCGTTCCGGCTCTTAAAAGATGCCGCGATCTACTTTGCACAGTTGGCACAATTCCCTTGGAGTATAAGAAGAAGTCCACGGGCGAGAAAATTGCAGCACCTCGATGGGTATCACAGCTTTCTAAATCACAGCCACAGTTTGTCACAATAAGCTGGTTGGTCGATAGCCTCATGATGTATGGTCAGGCTTTTCTAGAAATTGTCGAGGTTTATCAGGAAGACAATCGAGGCGCTTCGTTTGAATGGGTATCCAACACACGCGTTACCTTTGATTTAGATGTTCATAATGTATATGTAACCCAGTATTATGTTGATGGTTCCCCTCGCCCAATGTCAGGTTTAGGATCATTAGTAACATTCCAAGCCTTTAATGAAGGCATACTGAATGTCGGTGCTCGAACAATTCAAGCAGCGATTGATGTTAATAAAGCAGCCGCGATAGCTGCATCAACGCCAATGGCATCTGGAATACTTAAAAACACAGGCGCAGACTTACCACCTGCCGAGGTCTCTGGACTTCTTGCAGCGTGGAAGCGCAGCCGTCAAAATAACTCTACTGCTTATCTCACTAGTACTCTTGAGTTCCAAGGCACACAGTTCTCGCCAAAGGATATGCTGTACAACGAGGCTATTCAGAACCTTGCGACTGAAATTGCAAGATTATGCGGAGTTCCGGCTTACTATGTATCTGCCGATCAGAACACTTCTATGACTTATTCCAACATTCTTGATGAGCGTAAGCAATTGGTAGCTTTAGCGTTCCAGCCGTACATATCCGCAATCGAAACCCGTTTGAGTATGAATGATATTTCTACCGATGGGCATTTAGTTAAGTTTGATTTAGATTCTTCATTCTTGCGTGTCGAGCCTATGGAGCGTTTGCTAGTGCTAGAGAAGATGCTATCTCTTGGCTTAATTACAACTGAACAGGCAATGGAAATGGAAGATTTAACCCCTAACGGAAGCGAAGGCTAATATGGAAACTTTGTATATTGAAGCTGCCTCTATTGAGTGCAGCGAAGAGCGCCGCGAAATCTCAGGCAAGATTGTGCCAATGGGAACAGGCGAAGTTGGACAGACCAATCTAGGAGCGTACACATTCGCTGCTGGCTCGATTGAAATACCAGATCCATCAAAGATTAAGTTGCTATCACAACACGACATGAAGAAGCCAGTAGGTCGCATGACTTCTTCCGAGGTTCGTGAAGATGGCATTTATGCAACCTTTAAGCTGAGCCGCAGCCAAGCAGGTTCTGATGCGATGATCATGGCAAGCGAAGGGCTGGTTTCAGGCTTGAGCATCGGGGCGGAAATTATTGCATCAGCACCATCGCGTGATGGTCACACAGTCGTTACAGCGGCTAAGTTAAAAGAAGTTTCTTTAGTCACAGAAGCAGCCTTTAAGTCTGCACAAGTGCTAGAGATCGCAGCAGAGGAAGTTACCCCTGTTGAAACTCCAACTACAGAAAGCGAGACAGCCACCGTGGAAGAAACCACTCCAGCAGTCGAAGCAACACCAGTAGAAGCTGCGGCTGTGGAAGCTGCTCGCCCTACTGTTCAGGCAATGATGTACACCAGCCCAAGAATTGAAGTTACAAAGCGCAATTACTTGGAAAACACACTAAAGGCTAATCTCTTTGGTGATGACGATTCACGTCAATGGCTTCGCGCTGCTGACAACGATCAGACAACAGGTGCAGGATTTATCCCAACACCACAGAGCACACAGCTCCTTAACTTCCTCTCAAACGCTGACCGCCCAATGATTGATTCAATCTCACGCGGTACAATGCCAGAATTTGGAAAAACATTTGAGCTGCCAAAGATTACTGAAGTTCCTCTTGTAGATCAGATTGACGAGAACGCACCTGTCACAGAATCACAGCTTGAGGCTTCATACATTACAGTAACAAAGAAGTCATTTAAGGGTCGTGCTATCACAACTCTTGAACTTCTCACAAACTCAACTCCTGCATTTTTAGACGAGCTTCTTACTCAGATGGAATTTGCTTACGCAAAGGACACAGAAGAGCATGTAACAACAGCTATTCAGGGCGCAGGTACTCTCAACGCAACAGCTCGCGCTAACGATGCTTCAGGACTCCTAGGTTATGTAGCAAGTGCCGCAGCCGCTGTTTATACAGCATCACTTGGATTTGCTCGCAACATCGTAGTAACCCCAGAACAATGGGCTAACATCATGGGCTACAACGATCAAGGTCGCCCAATCTACATCGCTGCTAATCCTCAAAACGCTGGTGGAGCACTTTCACCTACATCTCTTCAAGGTAATGTTGCAGGTCTTGACCTTCGCGTTTCTCGATACATGAAGGGTTCTGGCGGAGTTGGCACAGCCGATTATTCAATGGCTGTCATTAACCCAGAGGCTTACACATGGTATGAGGGTGCTCGTCAGCAGCTTCGTACAAACATCAACTCTGACGGAACTGTAGATATTCTACTTTTCGGTCAGGGAGCTCTTGCCACTAAGTTAGCGGCTGGCGCAAACTGGTTTAACTTCACATAAGCAATACCCTAAGTCGCTAGAGGGGGCTGCCAGAGCCCTTGCAGCTCCCTCTAGTCTTTAGAAAGGATAACAATGAGCACAACAACAGTTGCAGAACTTCGCACAGCTCTAGGCGTAGGAACTCTCTACACTGATGCTGTATTGCAGTCTGTCTGCGATGCTGCTGATGATGTCTTGTTGCCTTTTCTATGGAAAAACGTACTTCCAGTATCAGGTCACTCTAATAACGGCACAGCAGGGGTTTTATACTTTAACGATTATGTTAGTGATGTGTTCTATGTCGGACAGACAGTAACCGTCACAGGCTGCGGGTCAAACTTTAATGGATCAAAGACAGTCAATTCTGTAAATGAAAAAAGCATTGACATCACAACTACGCATGCAGCTAATGTCGTTAAGACTTTTCACCCGATTTACCCTTATGGTCAAGTAGCGGCAACTACTTACACAGATTATTCAACCGAGCCAGCAGTACAGGAAGCCAGCCTTATGGTCTGCGTATCAATCTGGACTTCTCGTCAGACTAACTCAGGCAACGGCATGAACCCAGACGGCTCAATCGGCAGCATGTACGCAATGTCTTCGCAGCTCATCGCTCGAGTTCGTGGATTACTTGCCCCATACCTCGATCCCCGTAGCATGATTGGTTGAGCATGCCAGCGATAACAACCCTACGATCTAGCATCGCAGCGGCTCTAGCCGATAACACTAAGTATTCAGTATTTGCGTTTCCACCTGCCACGCCTATTGCCAACTCAGTAATCGTGACTCCTGCTGATCCATACATTGTTCCAAGCAATAACGATTACACATCGATTGCACCAATGGCTAATTTTACAATTACTATCCTTGTTCCGTTGCTAGACAACGAGGGCAACCTTGCTGGAATCGAGACCGACATCTTAAGAGTGTTTCAGCTTCTCGAGGCTTCCAGCATTGTATTTAACGTGGGAAGCGTGAGCGCACCAAGCGTTCTAAGCATCGCTTCTGGAGATTTACTGACTTGCGACATTGCAATCAGTACCCTAACGGAATGGAGTTAAATCATGACCGATTTAGCACAATGGGAAAAAGAGAACGAAGCGTTCCTGATTAAAATCGGTCAGGGCGCTCCAAAGGCAGAAACAAAACCAACTACTAAGAAAGACGAGGAATAACCTAAATGGCAGTATTTCTGAGCAACAACGTAGGCGTGAAGGTTAATTCAGTTGATCTTAGCGACCACGTTACTTCAGTAACTATCAACCGTTCATTCGATGAACTTGAAGTTACAGCAATGGGTGATTCAGGACACAAGTTTGTTAAGGGTCTTGAGGCATCATCTATCACAATCGACTTCTTGAACGACACAGCATCAGCTAACGTTCTTGCAACACTTCAGGCAGCATGGGGAACTAACGTTCCAATTGTGCTTCTACAGGCTAAGGGAACAGCAGTCTCAGCTACTAACCCTCTCTACACAGCAACCTGCCTTGTGAACAACACAACCGATATCAACGGCGCAGTAGGAGATATGTCTACACAGAGCATCACATTTACCGTTTCAGGTACAATCGCTGTTGCAACAACAGGTACATTCTAAACAACAAACTAAGGGGCTAAACATGGCAAAGCTAAAGGTAACAAGGGCTGATAACTCAGTAACAGAGTACGAGATTACTCCACTTATTGAGTACGCCTTCGAGCAATACGCCAAGAAAGGCTTTCACAAGGCGTTGATAGAGGATCAGAAACAATCTGATGTCTATTGGCTCTGCTGGGAAGCAATTAGACGTTCGGGTGAAACAGTCAAACCTTTCGGGGAACAGTTCCTTGAGACTCTCAAGTCAGTTGAGGTCTTAGAGTCTGACCCTTTAGGGTAGATCGGAACTCCCTCACCTATCTCGCAGCTCGACTGAGTTACGAGTATGGAGTTCCCTTCAACACCATTGTCGAATTACCGGCTTTGGCTTTTAAGGCACATATAGAAGTCCTCAGGGATATAGCGAAGGAGCGAAGCGATGCCAGTCGAGCTAGACAACGCCGTAGCTCTTAGGAAAGCCTTAAAGCAATACACTCCAGACTTAGCCAAGGAAACCCAGAAAGAGATCGCTGGACACTTGCGCAAGGTTGTTAATCGTGCGCGTGGGTTCGTACCTTCAGAGTCTCCTCTTAGCGGTTGGGCTAATCCTGTTGGCGAGTGGGAGTATCGAGCCTTTAACGCTGGCATAATTAAAAAGGGCTTAGGTTACTCAACAGCTCCAACTAAGCCTAACAAGCGAGGCTTTAGAAGCCTTGCAACTATCTTTAATAAGTCTGCTTCTGGTGCAATCTACGAGACAGCAGGGCGCAAGAACGCTCAAGGATTACCAGCAGCGCAGCGAGTTAAGAAGTACCGTGGCGGGCAATTCATCACAGAGTGGGAAGGCGGCAGAGATGTCAATAAATCTGCTAACCCTAACGCTGGGCGCCAGTTCATTGCTGCGCTACCGCCTCTAGTAGATAGCCAGCAGTCCAACAGCGCAGGGCGCAGAACTCGCAAGACTAAGGGTCGCCTTTTGTTTAGAGCGTGGGCTGAGGATCAGGGTAGAACCACCGCAGCAGTTGTAGCAGCTATTCAGTCTGCCAATAACAAAGTTATTACCCTAAGCAATGCTCGCGGCGAAAAGACATTTAGAGCAAGGAGCAAAGACTAATGGCAGGTATGACAGATCTAGCAATCCGCATTGCCACTACCTATGATGCTGCTGGGCTTAACAAGGCTGACAAGGGCGTTACTAAGCTCAGTAAGTCAGTCAAGTCACTAGGCAGGGCTTTAGGCTTAACCCTTGGCGCAGCAGCCATGACAGCCTACGGCAAGGCAGCAGTTAAGGCTTTCGCAGCAGATGAAGCAGCAGCCAATAGACTAGCCACAGCAGTAGATAACCTTGGGCTTTCATTCTCTCAGACTAAGGTCACCGAGTTTATTGCGAACCTTGAGAGCAGCGCGGCAATTGCCGATGACATTCTTAGACCGGCGTTTCAGGGTCTATTGACCACTACTGGATCATTAACAAAGTCTCAAGAGCTTCTCAACAATGCAATCCAAATCTCAAGAGCTAGCGGGGTAGATTTAGCTACGGTCGCAACGGATTTAGGCAAAGGCTATGTAGGTATTACTAGAGGCTTGATTAAGTACAACACAGGCTTAACCAGAGCTGAGATTACAACCAAGTCATTTAATGAGATTCTAGGCATCATGCTGGCACGTTCAGCAGGATCAGCACAGGCTTATCTTGAGACAACCTCTTACAAGATGGAAGTCTTGGCAGTAGCTACAGGCAACGCTCAAGAGATAATTGGTGAAGGTCTCATCGATGCTTTCGCTCGCGTAGGCGGCGGTACAGAAGCCAGCGATGCAGCCAAAGCAATTACTAACATTGCAACAGCTACAAGCAATGTAATAAAGGTATTGGGTACTGCTATCGGACTTGTCGAAAAGTTCCGCAAGTCTTACACAAACTTCCTAGCAGGTGGCGATGTCAATGCCATGATGGAAAGCGCTAATCAGCAAAGCACTAATCGTTCAGCATCTCCGGCAGGTACAGCACAGCGCACAGCGCAGCAGCGAGCAGCAGAAGCGACAGCAGCCAAGCGAGCCAAGGAGTTAGCAGCCTTGCAGACTAAGCAGGTTAAGTCTCAGAAGGCTTTGACTGACGAGCAGAAGAAGCAGAACGCTCTTAAGAAGGCTGGCTCAATCTTTGACCTAGAGCAAGTGCAACTCATTGCTGCCCTTAAGGGTAAGTTATCTGATGAAGATCGTAAGCGAGTAGAACTCCAGTTTGCTTTGATTACTGGCAATGTATCAGAAGCCAAGAAACTAACTAATGAAATAGCAGTTGCTCAAGGCTTAGGCGAGAAGCTCGCAGGATACCTAGCAAGCCTTCCAGATGCTAAGAACCCGTTTACTTCATGGGGAGCGTACCTCGATATGCTTGCCAAGAAGGCTTCTTTAATAGTTACGGGCGATCCTAATTTCAACAGTTCTTTAGGCTGGAATAACAATCCTTCATTCCCTGAGATACCTGAAGTTCCAACAACTAATGTGACACCATTCCCTAGATCAACTCCGGGCAGTTTCCGCAGAGCAGAAGAACAATCTAACCTGACTGGACCGATTCAGGTATCTGTTAATATCGATGGCAAAGCTATTGCAACGGCTTTACAAGATACTTCGCTCTCAGGAGTCTCATCGAGCGTTAATAGAACCTACGGAAGTTTCGCTGGTCGATGACTCTTCCCGCCGAGATATCCGTATCTTTCGACTTTAGTTCCGGTGCTACTTTTGGCTACCCGTTTACTATCGGCGATGCTAAATACGGAGTTCTAGGCACAGGCACACTTGGCTCTTCTACAGTTCCAGTTCCGATTGTCGATCTAACTCCTAATGTCATCAACATAACTATTAACCGCGGCAGAGATATCCAAGCCGATACCTATATCGCTGGCACAGCCGTTGTACGCATCACAGACCCAGACTCTTACTTCAACCCACAGAACACAGCCAGCCCGTATTACGGATATCTCGTACCTCTGCGCAAAGTAAGAATCTCAGCTACAACAGCAACAGCGCAGGAATTCTTATTCTCAGGCTATACAACCGAGTACCGATATACCTATGACCAAGCAGAGCAGATGGGTTATGTCGATATCTATATCGCCGATGCCTTCCGGTTGTTTAACTTGGCTCAGATAACAACCGTTGCTGACTCAGGCGCAGGACAGGCAACCGGCACACGCATAGGCAAGATATTAGATCAGGTGGACTTCCCTTCCAATATGCGCACAATCGCTACTGGACAATCTAACTGCATCGCTGACCCAGCAACCCTACGCACAAGCCTTAATGCAGTTAAGAACGCAGAGTTCTCAGAGCAGGGCGCGTTCTTTATCAATGGCTCAGGCACAGCCGTGTTTAAGTCTCGTAACGAGGTTGCTTCATCTATCTCTGGCACTCCTATCGAGTTTAACCAGACCGGCGATATCCCTTACAAGAACCTAGTCTTTGCCTTCGATGACAAGCTCATCATCAATCAAGCGCAGATGACCCGCGTTGGCGGCACAGCTCAGTTTGCACAGAACACAGACAGCATTGCTAAATACTTCCCTCACCAGTACAGCGCACAGGATCTAGTTATCGATACCGATGCCAATGCCCTCAATATCGCTGCGACCTATGTAGCCACTAGAGCTGAGACAACTATCCGCATCGACCAGATGCTTGTCGATTTACTAGACCCAGCAGTTCCAACTGACACAATGATTGGCTTGGATTACTTTGACAATCTAAGAATTAGCAATATCCAGCCAGACGGCTCTACTATCGTTAAGACCCTGCAATGCCAAGGTCTATCGTGGAATATCAGCCCTAACAGCATGAGCGTTACAGTAACAACACTTGAGCCTATCGTCGATGGGTTCATCATAGGAAGCACAGAACGCGGTATAATTGGCGTGAGTGCAATGACTTACTAGGAGATAAACAGATGGCAACAGGCTTCCCAACGGTTACAGGAGATATCCTCACAGCCCCAATTTTTAACGGCTTAGTGACCTTTACAGTCGATGCAGACGCGACAGCAGACTACACAGCAGTCCTAGACGATCAGTACCAAGTCCTAGTGCCAATGAACAAGGCAACAGCCGTAGCGTTTAAGATTCCT